GTAAAATGGAGCCTCCATCCCTACTTGACAGTAGGCATTGCCTTCTTTGTCTACCCAAACAGCCTTACCATAGCTGCTATCTGGATGATTGGTAGTGGAGGTTACTTCAATCTCTTCGCCATTCAAATTATTTTTAAGATATGTTTTCATATTTACTATTATTATAAAATTTCTTCGATTTGAAATTCCGCCTCTTTTTCCCAGTCAAAATAGTCTATATTATCTTCATCTTCGTCTGTTAGATAATAATATGCCGTGACTCTGTAGTTTCCAAACTCGATCGGTTCGCCCGCCCATTCGTTTTTACCTATATGTTTCGGGTCCTCAAAAGATGACATTAAACGGCTGGTTGGTTCTGCCTGAGATTTGAGAGCTTTTTCAACAATTTCTTTCCCGTATTTCTCTTCAATTTCTTTATAAGTATAAGTCTTCATTATATTCGCCCGTCACGCCGGTAGCTCAGCTTTTAATATTAGTTATTATAGCTCTCCCTTTAAAATGTCATTAACGTAAAGCAAAAAGTTTCTGTCGCTTACTTGATCATCGGCAAAAAAATCAAACAACATGCCGTTGCCAAGTTTGGATATTTTTTCAAATGCGGCTTGCATTAATTGAGACGCTTTTTCCCTTGTACTCTCAGGGGCTTCGTTAACAAATTTATCGATTCTTTTTTTGACATCTTCAAGCATCATTTCATGTGCTTGCTTTCTGCCTTGCTCTGTCTTGGATAGTTCTCTATACGTAGATGTATTCATTTCCTTAATGCCGCTTATCCGTTGCCGCCGGTTCTATTGTTATTTTGATATTGCAAATATACTATCAAATTTGATAGTATGCAAGTCTTTCAATGGTTATTTTTTATGCTTTATGGCATATTTTCGTTCTCTTTATCCTCCAAGACTTTTTTAAGCTGATAGAGGCTTATGATATCATATTCGAACGTAGGATTTTCCCAGTTCTTCCGGACAGAGTTTGTCTGAACCGATATAAATTTCCGAAGGTCGAAGATATATTGGCATTGTGACAGTCTTATCTCGTTAAATGTAATCTCGTAGTTATCAAACCACGCAAGCAGTTTTTTTAGTTCCTCGTTCATAATATATTCTTGTTTTTATATAAGATGCTTGTTTATATCTTATCGAACTTGCTCATCTCGTCCTCCTTCAGCTTGTCCACTATATGAGTGTAAGGTCTCATGGCCTTGAGGTCGTTGTGCCCTGTCCATCTCATGATAACTTGAGGGGGGATGCCTAACATGAGGGCGTTGACGACAAACGTCTTCCTTGCGACATGGGTAGTAAGCCGTTCCCACTTGCGGAATGTCTGCTGTATTCGCTTGTTGCCCTCGTACCATACCTCGGTTATCTCGGAGTCCAGCTCCGCCATCTTGCCGAGATCCTTTAGATGCATGTTGTATTTCTGATTGGACAAGACCGGCAGCGCCTTCCCGTTCTTGATCTCGATGTCTTCGTATTTCTCAAGTATTGATTTACTGTACTTGTTCAACTCGATCTGTATGTTGTCGCTGTCCTTCTGTGTCACGATATCAATCTTCCCGTTAATGATATCCGTCTTCCTTAAGTTATATACGTCGGAGTAACGGAGACCGGTGAAGCAACAGAAACAGAAAACGTCACGGACGGTGGATAACGTCCCTTCCTTTATATACATATTATATATACGCATCAGTTCCTCCCATGTCAAGTATATGACTTTCTTCAGCTCGAAGTTCGCCCCTTTAAGCCTTGGGCTGAACCTTCGATAGTCCTTTCTCGTGTTGTATCCCTTGTCGTCGGCCCATAAAAGGAATTGCTTTATGAAGTGGAGGTACTTGTTCAACGTGGTATTCCTTATACCCTTGTATTCCCTTAAGAACTCTACGAAGTCTTGCAAGGTATCCTCCGACAGGTCATCGAACTTGATCTGTGGATTGAACTCCTCCAGAAGGTGCATGATCGAGTTATGTTTGTAGTGCGATGTCTTCGTCCATGCGTTCTGCCTCCCTACCGTATCGATAAACTCCTTGTAGATATCGAACAGGGATATCGGCTTCCTCTCTTCCTCTTTTACCCGGCCTGTCGCAACCTTGAACTTTTCCTTGATATCGTTGGCGCTAGGCATCTCGCCCTCTCTCTCGTATTGGCGGAATATGTTTTGCAATGTGGCACGTATATCGTCAAGATCGGAATTTATCTCGGAAGAGCTTTCCCCGGCCTTGTTGAAGCATCCGTTTTTAACGATGCCCTTCTCCGGGACGAACTTGCTTGCGTCTATCCTATGCCCCGTGGAGAGCGTGATCCTGTTCCGGTTGAATGTCACCACGCACCTGATGGGGACGTTCTTGGTAATCAATTCCCCCTCCTTCCTTCTTTTCTCTATCTCGAATGTTATGCTCCTCTTTATTTCCATGATAAAAACGTGTTGCGTGTAACTACGCGAATTTACACGCAAAAAACATGATATCATATGACATAACATGATATTTAGTGACTGTTTAAAAACACATGAAATAGTTGAACATGAGCGCATATGATATTGTTTGATACTGTATGACAGTATAAGTTATGGTCTCTCCATCTCCACGGAATGAAAAAAGGTCTTACGGATTGTCCGTAAGACCTTTTTTCATTCATTGTAAACCCATTTATAAGGAGGTGGCGGTACGTATGGACCAGCCTTTTGATGGGGTAATATATCAACCGATTTGACGATTACGTTATTACCTTTCTGGGTACAAACCAGACATTTTGAACGTAATTTCCTTTTAGCCATGTTGAAGACGATATTCGGATTGAAATGAACTCCGTTTATACGAGTCTCAAAATGTAAATGCTCGGTAGTAGCCCTGCCGGTACGTCCGGTTAAGGCGATCGGTTGTCCGGCGAGAACACGATCTCCGGGTTTAACCAAGTTCTTGGAGTTGTGGCTATAGATCGTTTCCAGCCCATTATAATGGCGGACAACGATAACGTTGCCATAGGCGGCGAATGGTTTCGCCATTCTGACAATACCATCGAAAGCAGACACGATCGTATCGTTGGCACAAGTCTTAATATCTACTCCGGAATGATGTCTTCTCCTTCCCCCGTAAGGAGAGATCACGTTTCCATTAGGAAGGGGAAATGCGTATTCCCCGGCGGGGATCAAGGATAAATCAATAATTTCCGTGTTATTCTCATCGAATAGCTTGGGGTCCTTGATCGCTATCTGGCTTTTATCACGGGGCGTAAAGGCTTCCGTGATATCTTTTCTAGGAGAATGGCAAACCGCTAGCTCCGGAGCTTCCGGCAACATGAAATTGAAATCCATGACAGGAAGAGGAATATTCGCCGTAGGGAAATCCATAGTCTTGGGAGGGGCCGGGCGTGGAGCAGGCTTTTGCGTACGGCAAGACGCAAATAAAATTAGCGTAAGAATGAGTATTCCATTGTGTATTTTAGATGCCATTAGATATTGTTTTACCACAAAAGTATAAAAAAGCCTCTTTCAATGACCTATATTTCCGATATGTTTATACTTCTTTTTATTCTTTGTGTTTTTTCTGATAGTTGAATTTGCCTACCTTTGTGAAGGTAAAATGGAGATATTATACGATGATTGAGGGGACTAGTTTGGCTCTTTGGTCAGAGAGGATGACGATATTGTATTTGCTGGTATTTCTCTAAACTGAAAACGACCAATTTAAAGTACACAGAGAAATAGACAATGCGAATACACCTGTATTTGGTGTGTTCCTTTGCCTTATTTCTGTTGTGTACAAGGCATTTGGTCGTGCCGCAGTTTGACGGGTTTAAGGTAAAGTGTAACACACCTTTTCTCAGATGTGGGTTTATTTATGAGATAAGATTACCTTAAAAACGGCTTTTGTATATGAAAGAACAAAAGGAGATACATATCGGTTCGTTAATAAAAGAGAAAATGGAAGAGCGGGGACTTTCGGTTTCCGATTTTGCCCATGCGCTTCATTATGAACGTACCAATATTTATAAGATATTTAAGCGAAGCAGTATTGATGTTGATTTGTTACTGCGTATATCGGAAGTCTTAGCCTATGATTTCTTGCGGGAGGTGTATTTA